GTATACGATTCACAACAATCAGAAAAAGAAGCAGCGAGTCTGATAATCAAACACCAGCACAATCATTCCCCATTACTCAAAGGATCACTCATCCTTGATGTAACTTTCTTTATGCCATTACCCATATCCTGGTCCGATAAAAAACGTAACGAACAATTCAGACAATTCCACTCATATAAACCCGATACCTCGAACCTATTAAAATTTATCGAAGACATTTGTACTGGAATTATTTACAATGACGATAGCCAAATATCCTACATAATAGCTAAGAAAATATACGCTTTCGAACCCTGTACAAAATTTACCGTGACGGAGTTAGAAGATGAAAGAAAATAAAAAAATCGAGAAATCTACCATAGTTGCAGACGTAAGTGCAGCATTTGCTGGCGAAACGTATGTCAACATACGCTCCCAGCGCACCGTCCCAGTGACTATGGAATACATAGCAATGCTCGCACAAGAATTAGTAAAATTCGGCGATAAAGCAGATTCAATCAAAATGGCCCAATTCTATAATCCACTCGGTATCGAACGGAAAACATTCTATGACTGGGTTGCTCGGTATGAAAATCTTAGATCATCTTATCTCCATGCTCGTGAATCTATCGGTATTAGACGCGAAATAAATATCATAAATAAAGCCGGTGATTATAATTCCGCACCAACTATGTATATGATGCATAAATATGATCCTGAATGGGATGAAGCAGATAGACGTTGGACAGACTTAAAGAAACCAGAAGCAGTCGTCGTTGATATGCAAGGTATGATCGAGACCGCTAAAGCAATGCTTGTACCATATCCTAAATCAGATCAAGTTCCCGATAAGCCAACACCCGAAGAAGTAGCCGGTAAGTTGCATCGAAGCACCATGATCAATGATCGTTTAAAGAACAAGTTCATTTAAAGAGGAGCTTTATGAAAAAAAGATTTAATTATAAACAAGCACTCGACCAAATTCTTAAGCTGGGTATAGTATCGCTTGCTGAGCTTGAATCCAAGACGGCTGAACTTAAAAAGAATAAGATGACAGCCGCTGAACAGGTTTTATATAATTCATACTTTTCAGGTAGCTTACTCGTCTTGATGGTTATTCAGCCTGCCATTCTTTATGGTATACAACAGTACCCAGATGTCGCTGAGCAGTTGCAAAAAAACTTAGATGAGCTTGATAAATTAACTAAAGAGCTTGAAGATAAAATAAAAAAATCTGAGAAGGAAAAGAATGACACTAGAAAAGCTTAATATATTCTTTAAGAGTGGTAGAGAACTTAATTTAACACCATTTCATGTCGAGCAAGTTGATGAATTCAAGGGAGCTATCTTGAAATTTCGTGTTGGATCAGGAGGTATGTATACATTTACTGATATTCAACCTGATGATAGTGAATTAACAATTATTCTTGATGAGATCGAATTCTTTACACACAAGACAATTATTCAAGTTGTTGGTGAAGAAAATATAGTCGATGCAAATTAATCCAGAAGTAATGGTTGGCAAGAAGTTCGCAAAGTGGACTGTTTTAGTTCAAGTTCCACATAAGAAAGATCGTCATACAAGGTATTTGTGTGAATGTTCTTGTGGACGCGCTAAAGAAGTTACTAAGCATGCATTACAGAGTGGTAAGAGTTCTAGATGTAGGAGTTGCATCATGAAAGAAACTCTTACCACTCACGGTAAATATGGAACTCCTGCTTATATTAGTTGGTATAATATGCTTTCTCGTTGCAGAAATCCAAAGGCTACTAAATATCCTGATTATGGTGCTCGAGGTATACGTGTATGTGAACGTTGGTTTAAGTTTGAATAATTCTTAGAAGATATGGGTGAGCGCCCTGAAGGTTCGACTATAGATCGAATTGATAATAATGGTAATTATGAGCCATATAATTGTCGATGGGCAACTGCTTTAATGCAATCTAGTAACAAAAGAAATGTTAAAAAAGATGGAAATATTACCTGAAGATCAAGTTAAGTTTAAGAATGCGTTTATACCCAGGCATTATCAATTGCCCATATTGGATGCAATTGAGAACAAAAATTATTTGCGAGTTGTTGCTATTTTACCAAGACGCGCTGGCAAGGATCTAACAGCATTTTATCTTTGTATCCGCCAGTGTTTAAGAAAAGTCTGCGTGGTTTTTTATGTTTTTCCTACATTTGCACAAGCTAAGCGTGTTATATGGGATAGCATCACAAACTCTGGTAAACGCATCTTAGACTTTATCCCTGAGAACTGGATAGAGTCTAAAAACTCCCAGGAAATGAAGATACGATTCAAGAATGGATCACTCTTACAACTTGTGGGATCTGACAACTATGATGGTCTTATGGGAACTAATCCTCAAGCTGTTGTATTTTCTGAGTATGCATTACAAGACCCACGAGCTTATCAATTCATTCGGCCTATCTTAACAGCAAACGATGGGTGGGCGCTGTTCATTTCGACGCCAAGAGGCAAAAATCACTTGTGGGAACTCTACCAGATAGCGCTCAACTCGGATGAATGGTTTGCGTATAAGCTTACTGTTGAAGATACGGGGCATATCCCTATGGAGGCTATCGAGAGAGAGAAGGCTGATGGGTTGATGTCAGAAGATCTTATCATGCAGGAGTATTACTGTTCGTTTGATATGGGTATTGAAGGCGCATACTACATGAAGTATCTGGATAAGATGCGGATTAAGGGACAGATTGGGATAGTGCCATGGGAACCATCATTCAAAGTTAGTACGGCGTGGGATCTAGGTGTACGTGATTCGACTACGATTATCTTCTTTCAGGTTATTGGAGTTACTATCCGTATCATTGATTGTTATGAGAAGTCTAAAGAGGGATTGGAGCATTATGTCAAAGTACTTGAATCGAAGCCCTATTCTTATGGTAAGCATATTGCACCGCATGATATTAAAGTCCAAGAGTTTGGGTCGGGCATTACGCGTTTGGAGAAAGCTAGGCAGCTTGGAATCAATTTTACCATGGCAAATGATGTATCGATCGTTGATGGGATTGAAGCGGTGCGATCTGCATTATCTAAGATCTGGATCGATGAAACGTTGTGCGGTCCACTCCTCAAAGCATTAGAGAACTATCGTCAAGAGTTTGATTTTAAGCGTAAGACATATAAGAGTCATCCTCTGCATGACTGGTCATCCCATTTTGCCGATGCGATGCGTTATCTCGCGGTGAGTTTACCTAAAATGCGTGATGGTCTTTCAGCAGAGGATTTAGATCGTCGTTATCAAGAGACAAGGATGGGGCATGATTCAAATATGCCACGATTCTTTAAAGATGATCACTCGGAGTATAGATGATTAGGAAAATTAAATTCTGATAAGAAACTATTGAGTTTATTGATATAATTTGATATAATATTTCTATTACTAATCAAAATAAAGGGTTTAATATGAATGAATGGATTAAAGTATAAGATAGAATGCCTGAATTAAAGGCAGAAGTGCTTATAGTTTTAGATTATCCTCGTGAAGTTACTGTGGCTACCTATGAACTTGATGCTGCGGGCTATTATTGGGAATGGCTTGGTCAGGGGGAAAAGATATGGCCTGATGAAGTTACCCACTGGATGCCATTGCCTGAATTACCTAAAGCTGATATGTTTCTTTTACAGTTAGATGAGATCTTTCAGTTAGATGAGATCTTTGAGAGTAAAGATCGAGAATCAGCTAAAAAAGAATTTATAAGGAGAAAGGATGTCGTATCCTGAGATAATAACTGAGGGGATGTCAAGTATTGAGAAAATGATTGTTGTAGATGGGGTTGGAGGAAAAAGTACTTCTTATCAGTTGCCTGAAGATATAGCAAATTGGATAATGAGTGAATTTCTAAATGAACGCGATCGAATAGTGTTTGACCATGAAGGAGTTAACTATATATATAATGCCAATAATATTAGTAGCATTATATGTTCTGATATTGTATCTGGTTTTAAATATGATGATAAAATTCTTAACATGTTAGTGACAGATCTTCCTTTTAAACTTCCTGCAAGAATTAATAATTGCTTAAAATATAGCGGGATCAGTCTCGTAGTTGAGCTTATCCAGTTGACTGAATTTGACTTACTAAGAATAAGGAATCTTGGTAGCCGTTGCATACGCGATATTGTTCAAGCGTTAGGAAAATTTAACCTTACGCTAAAAGAAGAAGTCTGATAATGGGGATTATGTAAAGGAGAAAGAATGTCGTATCCTGAGATAATAACTGAGGGGGTTCGGGATCTTATTGTCCAACTTGATCAGCAGTTATCATGTGATTACGTTGTGTATGATATTAATTATAAGGGTAGTGAGTATAAGTTCCGGTTACCACTATTTAAATATGAAGAAGAACCATTCAAACGTAGTAAGAAACTATTTATACGGGCATTATTAAAGGATGCTATCGATAGATTAATTGACCATGAGCTTTATGCAGAATCTGTGGATGAAAATCCATGGACTGATGTTCACGAGCTTCTTTCTAGTCACATTGAGCGCATAGAGATGCAAAGCCCTATTGCTTCAGAGGTTTATGCAGCTGCGCATGACCGCTCTGTTGGTAAACAGATTGATCTTAATTACGATAGTTGGTCAGTTAAGGTGCAAGACATCAAACTTTATGACAACGAGGAGTTATGATGTTGGTTGATTTTCTTATTGGAATAGCGGTGCTGTGGATATTAATTCTCATTTATTATGTCATTAAAAAAAGATTAGATAACCGATCTTTACCTTCCGCAACTGATCTAGTTTGTTCTTCACAAGAAGATGTCTCCACAAAAGAAACTATTAAACGTGTTCGAACTGCTTTTAAAGAACAAGCGCAAGATATGAAGGCTAGATCGATGAAGCCGCATGATTATAACTGTGGTGATACGTTCAATTGTGTGAAATCTCCATGTTTTATGGTAGAACCTGATAAGATAGTAGGCACATCTGTAGTACCCTTGAAAACAAAGAAGCAGCGCATGGAAGAACTCATCAAAAAATAAGGAATATCAAAATGCTTTTTCCCCAATTAGGACCGTCGTACTATGATGAAAAAGACAAACCAATTCTAGCACGTATGGAAGCCTTTTATTCGGAAAGTATTACGATAAATCAATCGTTTTGGGGTGAGGCAGATACTGATAGTAGGTTTGAAGCGGGTGATCAGACTTTATGGGCTGATATCTATGGAAATCTTCCAGCTAATCGCAATAAGCAGTTCAACTTTAACCGTATTAAACGTGTTATTAATATGATTTCTGGCCATCAACGCCGTAATCGTAAGTCTACTATCGCTGTTCCTATTGAGAATGGTGATGCTGAGACTGCTGATCAATTTACTAAGATATTACTCTGGCTTAATAATCAAGAGCATGTATTAGAAACCATCTCTGAATCATTTCATGGATCACTTATTACCGGTATGAATCTATTACAGGTCTGGGTTGATTATCGATCGGATCCTGTTTCAGGGAATATTCGTGTCGATAATTGTCCTTATAATAGCTTTTTGATTGATCCGTACTTCCGTAAGGCAGACCTCTCTGATTGTAATGCTTTATGGAAACGTTCATTCCTTACCAAGAGAGAAGCTATATCATTATTGCCAGATAAGTCTGAAGAGATCCTTGGTCTTATTGGTATTGATTCGGGGACCGGTCGTGATGGTAAGTTTCAGTTTATGCCTGAGTCGTACAACTACGGGTATAAGAACTTATTAACCTATGATGAGTTTTGGTATCGTGATTATCGTGTTCAAAAGATGTTAGTTGATACTGAGTCTGGAGAAACACATGAATGGGCTTCTGATGATGAGGATAAACTTAGAGAATTTCTTAACACTTTCCCTACTATTACTGTTATTGATCAAGATATACCGACAGTTAGGTTAGCAATCGTTGTCCAAGGAAAGGTAATGTATGATGGACCTAACCCTCTTGGGATTGATAGATATCCTTTTGTTCCAGTTCTTACTTATTACAATCCGCAACTACCGTATTTTTCAATTAGAGTTCAGGGAGTTGTACGTGGTCTGCGTGATGCTCAATACCTTTATAATCGTCGCCGGATTATTGAACTTGATATCCTCGAGTCTCAAATAAACTCTGGATGGATTTATAAAGAGAATGCTTTAGTTAACCCTAAAGATGTATTTCTTGCGGGACAAGGCCGTGGCCTTGCACTTAAAGATGAAGCGCAGATGACCGATGTTCAACAGATTATGCCACCTAGTGTTCCACCATCAATGATTGAACTATCAAAGCTACTTGCCCAAGAAATCTCAGAGATCTCTGGTGTTAATGAAGAGCTTTTGGGATCTGCTATGGATGATAAAGCCGGTATACTTTCTATGCTTAGACAAGGTGCTGGATTAACGACGCTTCAATCTCTTTTTGATCAGCTTGATCGCTCTCAAAAGA